TGACCGGCACCCCGGCCAGCAACGGGTACAAAGACCTGCACGGTCAGTTCCTCGTGGTGGACAGGGGTGAGCGTCTGGGCACCAGCAAGACGCAGTTCAAGACCCGGTTCTACAAGAAGGTCGGACCGTACAAAGAGGTGCCGTATGAGGACACCGAGGATACGATCAAGAAGCTGATCGGGGACATTACGCTTGAGATGTCAGCCGAGGACTACAACCCGTTGCCGGACCTGATCATCAACAACGTCGAGATCGAGATGCCTGACGAGTTGCGGGCCAAGTACGACAGGCTGGAAAAAGAGTTCTTCATGGTGCTTGACAGCGGCAAAGAGATCGAGGCGTTCAACCAAGCGGCTCTCACCAACAAGTGCTTGCAGTTTTCCAACGGAGCCATGTACCCCATCGCCGGGATGCCGCTGTGGGAGCCGGTGCATGACATGAAGCTGGACGCGCTGGAGGACATCATCGACGAGGCGCAAGGGTCGCCCATCCTGTGCGCCTATGCGTACCGGTCAGACGCTGCCCGCATCATGGAGAAATTCAAAGACCTGCGGCCCATCAACCTGACCGAGTGCAAGACCGAGGCATCGTTGACCAACGCCATGCACCGCTGGAAGACGGGCGACTGCCAACTCATGATCGGCCACCCGGCCAGCATGGGTCACGGCATTGACGGCTTGCAGAAGAACGGCCACATCCTCGTGTGGTATGGCCTCAACTGGTCGCTGGACCTGTACGAGCAGTTCAACGCTCGGGTGCGCCGCCAAGGCCAAGGGGCACCAGTGATGTGCCACCGCATCCTGATGCAAGACACACTGGATCAAGCGCAGGCACTGGCACTCGATGAGAAAGCATCAACCCAAGCTGGGCTGCGAAACGCAGTCAAGCAGTATCGTCAATCCAAAGGAGTATGAACATGAGCACTGAAGCAATCGAACTCTGGCACAAACGTGCCCGCCCAGAACCCACCGCAGCCGACTTCAACGTGCAGCTTGGATGCCACTTCGAGGAGATCGAGGAGATGATGCGATCCATCGACACCAACGATGAGGAGTTGTGGACTGATGTGCGGTTGCACATTTACGCGCTGTCAAAGATGCTCAAGATCAACGAACTCAAAGCCACCATCAATGACCGCAACGAGTTTCTTGACAGCATTGCTGATCAGGTGGTCACCGGCATCGGCGCGGCCCACTGCGCAGGCATGAAGGGCGCTGTGGCCTGTGATCGGGTGAACGCAAGCAACTGGTCCAAGTTCGACCACAACGGCCAGCCCATTCGTGACGCCAACGGCAAGATCAAAAAGGGTCCAAATTATCAGCCGCCAGTGCTTGACGGCCTCTATTAAAAGTGTGATACACTTGTTGCACATCAACCACTGGAGTAAATGTAATGATCCGAGAAGCAATCAACTGGGTGAAGAACGTGTACGCAACACCAAGCGCCGAAGCACTGGCACTGCGCGAGTTGGAGGACAGCAAGCGCAGGCTGCTGGAGGCCCAGACAGCGCGTGAATATGCCGACTCCATGTGCAAGTATCGCGAAGCCCAGATCAAGCGCCTGACGGCCTATCTGCACAACGCTACGGAGGCAGCATGAGCCGCGAAGCAATGAAGCTGGCGCTGGACGCGTTGAAACGCATGAAACGCTATGGAAACACTTTTGGCTATCGCAGCCATGAGCAAAACCCTTATGATCAAGTTTGCGAGGCGATCACTGCCCTTGAAGCACTGGCAGAGCAGTCAATAAGTTGTCAATGTCCGGCTTGCCAGAAGACATTACACGCAAGCGGTTGTGCCGTTCATAACGCGCCCGCTTATCCTGTTGGAAAGTGTGATTGTGGGGCACAGCAGGAGCCTGTGGCAGAAGTGCAAGAGGTATGGGCCGACCCTAGTAAGGCAACCGTTATTGTCATGCATAAATGCAGAGTGAAAGTCGGCGACAAGCTTTACACATCCCCACCAGCACAAAGCAAGCCGCTGACGGATGAGGACTTGCGGAAGTTGGCAGACAAGCATCTTTTCTATCAACCCGAAGGCTATGAGGTGAGTGGCGTGTTTGCGCTTGCCAGAGCCATCGAAGCCGCCCACGGCATTAAGGGGAACACATGATTGACTTTGAAACCTATCTCACACTGAAGTTGATTCTGGCCGTGGTGGGCACGGTTATCGTTTTTCCACTTGCGATGTGGTGGCTCAGTGTTCGAGATCGTCAACGCAATGACCGCAGGAATAAACAATGAACATCGTGATCTACACCAAGTCGCAGTGCCCCAACTGCGTCACGGCCAAGGCGCTGCTGAAGTCCAAAGATCTGGAGTACCGTGAGTTTGATGTCGAAAACACAATGATCGGTCAGATATTTCTTGCGGACCACCCCGAAGCCCGCCAGATGCCCCAGATATTCATCAACGGTCAGCGTGTCGGTGGACTGGCTGGTCTTCAGGCTGCACTCAAGCAGATGGGTTTATGAACACATGGCCCTTTCCTCCCCCGGGTGGCCCGGTGCCTTGGACTCCACAGCAGGAGTCCGAGTACCAGCGCCAGCAGCGTGATCAGCTACCGGAGGCACCATTTTGAGCAGTTTGAACCGTGGGCAGCGGGTCATTGATACCACTGCCGCCATTGTCGAGTTTGGCGAGATCACTGCAATGGAGTTGGCCGAGTATCTGGACATCACCCGATACGATGCCCACGCCGTGCTGAACCGCATGAACAAGCGCACCAAGGCCGGAATCAAGCGCATCTATGTCGTGCGGTACATCGACGATCACGATGGTGCCCGCACCTACCCTCGGGCTGTCTTTGCGATGGGTGATAAGCCTGACGCCAAGAAGCCCAAGGCTGACCAGAATGCCGTCAAGCGCCGGTACTATGCACGGCTGAAGTCGCGCACCACCATGAACAGCGTGTTCAATTTGGGAATGCACTGGAGAGCAGCATGAGCATTACTTGCCCAGTGTGCAGCGCGTGGACCTCGGTCAAGGAAACCCGGACACGCAAGACAGACGGTGTGGTGACGCGCCGCTACGAGTGTGCAAACTTGCACCGATTTTCAACCGAAGAAAGGATTCGAGATGACCAACTGCTGCGACGATTACGGGAACTGCAACCAAGGCCGGGATTGTCCGGTCCGGGTGGCGAGGGTTGGGCAGCGTATGAAAACCGCTGATCCGCTGCCGCCGAGCATCTGGCGTGACCAACTCAGACGGCTGGCGTACTGGATGCTAATGGCCTTGATCGGCCTGACCGTGTGGCCCCTGCTGGCTTACTTGGTCTTGCGAGCGTAGAACAGGGTGCGGTCACCGAACAGATAGAACCCAACGGCACCGGCAAAGTTGTCCACGGACTCACTGTCGATGCTGTTGATCTTGAGGTAGGCCCAAGTACCCAGCACAATGACCCCGACAGCAGGGCGCATCAAGCGCACAGCAGCCTCAACCCACGGGTATGAGGGGTTGGTGCCCCCTGCATCGTTCATCGCCTTGAACATGTCCAGATCAAGCTGGCGCATCTTGACGTACTCGTCCACGTTCACAGGCTTGTAGGTGTCGGTCTGGATGAACCTGCCGATCAGGGATTTCCCTAAGTCAACGGCCAACGGGCCAAGGGCTGCGAGTATGGTTAGCGGGTCCATTACGGGTACTCCTTGCGGGGCAACTGGAAGTGCGGTCCGTCTTTAAACTTTGTCCAATTGCCGCCCCACTCGATTGGCACACCGACCTGTTTGGATGCCTCTTGCATGGCGGCGTTGATCTTGTGGTACAGCGGCCATGACCAGTCAACCTGATCGTCAACCCACGCGCCCAGATCGACTGCTTTGGCGAACCCATCGGCACCGGGGATGTGGCGCGAGTTCATGGTCTGACTGGCTCCCGACTCCACCAGCTTTTTTTGGCGAACCGCATCGCGGACACCTTCAAGCACGGTGAAGTCCACTGTCGTCAGTTGAATGGCCCTTTCGACCACTTTGACCAGATCGGGATGAACGCCCTTGAGTCGCGCTTTAGATCGGACACCAAGGCTGTACATCTCAGTGACCCTTGAGCCAACTTAGGGCAAACCCTATGGCGCTGGAGACAAATGAAACAAAGGCCATTCCAGCCCAGAAGCCGCCGCGCCCTTGGTTGGCAAGGGCCACCAGCTTTTCGACGTTGGCTTCCATCTTGTCCATTTTGTTGGACATTTCATCGAAGCGGCGCTCGTAATTCTGAACGCGCTCCCACAAAACTCCGTATTTCACTGGGTCAATCTCTGCACTCTCGAAAGCCATCTCTTGTTACTCCATTACAAGCGAGTTTTGGACTTCACTGGCCGGGGCCAGCATGTTTACGGCAGCAGGGGTGCGCAGCGCTTTGGATGCAGCCTTGCCTGTTTTCTTGAAGGGATCGGCCAACTTCTGACCCTTGGCTTGACGGGCCATTGCCTTCTCAAGCGCAACAGCAGCGGCAGCAGGGTCCAACATCTCAGCGGCCAACTCAATTGCCAGCTTTTGATCCAGCTTGCCTTGCATCCGGCGCAGCAGATCGTTGGCAACCGTGGTGACGTTGTTGATGAAGTTGGGGGCACGGACGTTACCCATGACCTCGGTGCCCATCAGGGTCACGTCAGGACCAGCGCCCCGGGCGGCAGCGGCTTGAGTCTCGGCTTGACGAGCACGGGCCAGATCGGCTCGGACATCATCGACGATCTTCAGTTGCTCGGGGGTCAGCATTTGAGACAGACTGTCGAACCGCGATTCACCTGTGGCCCGCTTGATGGTGCCCGGAGCGTTTTCCAACGCACTAGCGTACCCTGCGGCCCGCAGGCGGGCGGTTTCCTCACCCAGCGCAGGCTTGAGTTTGCCCTCAAGGAACTGGCCGACTTCCATCTGGTTGATCGGTTTGCTCTGGGCAGCAAAGGTTTCCCGGGCAGTGCGATAGGACGGGGCTTTGCTCTCGGCCCATTCCAAGAACTGGGCGCGGGTTCTGCCAATCGCCTTCGCTTCAGCCGAGCCGATGCCAAATGTGGCTGGGTCTTTGATCAGGTCGTCAAACGCCATCTTCATCGCGTGAAGGCTGCTGCCCGGATACTTAGCCACTTCGCCCGGGATCACTGTCTGACCCATTGGACGGCCAGCCTCATCGAGGATGCTGGACGGCACGACCTGTGGGGGTCGGTTCTGACCGATCTGGAACGGCTGGCCCTTTTCAGCGGCCAAGTCGCTGGCGCGGGCCAACACCTTGTCCATTGAGGGGCGACTCAGCAGCGACGAGAACGTGTTGTCTGCCACCACCATCGCGTTGTCGGAGATACCGTACAACTCTTTGGCCGTGGCACTTCGAGCAGCCTCGGCAGCTTTGAGTTCTGCGGGTGTCTTGCCGACCTGCTGCACAGCGGCAAGCTGCGCAGCCTTCTGAGCCTCGGCCCGCTCATAGAACGGGGTCGGGGTGGTGCGGGCAGCAGAGTCGCCCATTGCCGAGAACCGGGTGGCTCCCACGGGTGCGGCGGCTTGCGCAGCAGTTGGGCGGCTTCCGGGCACGATCTCAGTTTGACCACGCAGGGCGTTGACGATCTCAGGACCACGACCTTCAGCGGCTGTCAGGTACGCTGCCGACTTCGGGTCGAGTGCGTTGTAGACAGCACCCACACCCTTTGCGGCCAGCTTGATGGGCTGCTCAATGATGGGTGCGATGGGGCGCATTGGGTTGATGGCAGCACCAGTGCGCGACAGCGCAGCGCCGGTCTGCGTGGCACCCAGCTTGGTCGCGGCAGCACCGCCCCCAGTCAGCAGGGTGGACAGGTCAGCAGCAGCGCCCACTGGGTCTTCGGCAAACGTGCGCTTGATGCCCTCGTAGCTGCCGTAGCGGTCTTTGTACATGCCACCGATGGCGTTGGCTGTCTGAACAGCCCGTTGTGCGGCTTCCGGGTCGACTTCAAACCGGTCGATAAAGTTGACCACGCCTTGCGGCAGCGAGTTGCGCAGCGCACCAGCACCAGCATCGAGGATGCCGGTGAGGGTTTGAAGCGGACTGGTCACGGCCTGCACGACACCGCCGACAAACTTGCCTGCACTCTCGGGCAGGTTTTTGACGGCTTCCACGGGCACCTCGGTCAGCGAGTAACCACGGCGTGGGCCGGGGATGCCACCAGAAGGTGCTGCGGGGGCGAACTGGGCAAACGGGTTGTCCGATTTTGCAGGCTGTGCTGCAAATTGCGCAAACGGGTTCTCTGCCATTTACTTCCCCTTAAGTACTCTTGCTGCCGAGCCGGGGCCAAAGATGGCATCGAATTGCTCGGGGGTGCCCTGACCTGCTTGCAGCGCCTGAATCGCACCACTCGGGATTGTCATGACAGACGAGGTTTTGCGCGGCGGCACAACCACGGGTTCGGTGGAGATACCGGTACCCTCAAGCGCACTTGCGGGAATCTGAGTAACCCGCTTGTTCCACGACTCTGCGCTCTTTTCGGCAGCAAGGCGGGACAGACGGGCCAGTTCGGTAAGTGACTTGGCATCGTAGCTGAGTTGACCGGCCTTGGCCTTTTCCAAAAAGTCTCGGTCGGCGTTGGTGAAGCCTTGACCTGCGCCAAGGTTCGACGATTTGATCGCACCCAGCGTTGTTTCGGCCAACGAAGAAACCAGCACCTCGGTGTTGCGAATCTTTTCCGAGTCGGTGCCACCGGCCAAGTTCAATGCCTTGGCAAGTTGCAGTCGAGCGTTGGCACCTGTACCGGTGATAACCTTGCCGGTAGAGATCAAATCCATCACTCGGTCGGCAGTTGCCGCAGCGTTGGGGGCGTTCTCGGCAGCAGACAGCTTGGCAGCGTCTTGGTCGGCAATCAAACCGCCAAACCGCTCACCGTACTTCTTCTCGGTGCTGACGTTGACAACCTGCTGTGACGCACCGGCCTTACCGATGCGAGACTTTTGCGCCTCGACAGCAGCGGGCAGCGGCACATCGGCGTAGGTGCCCACCGTGGTCGGTGCACCACCAAGACCCGGAATCTGGATGACCTGACGCTGACCACTCTGGTCAATGACCTGTGTCGTGGGTTTGTTCATTTCCATGAACTTCTCGGTGCCTAGCTTCGACTCGTTGATCAGTCGGGCAAGGCCACCGGGTGTCTGCATCAATTGCTGGATGCGCTGCATCGACTGGTCCACCGTGATGCCACGGGCTTCCAGTGCTTTGCCGATCACGGGGTCAGCATGGTTGGCACGGTGCCACTGCATGTACGCCTCGGCAGCACCGGGCGATGCGGGGTCCAGCGTGTCGAGAAAGCTGCGCGACTGCTTCAGCTTGGAATCCAGCAATTCCACTTGCCCTTTTTGCTGCGCTGTTCTGGCAGTCTGCAATTCGCTCAGACCTTTTTCCACAGCGGGCAGTTTGGAACCAAAGCCACCTGTCGAGAGTGAACTACGCAGTTTGTTGACATCAATTTCACCGGTCTGCGTGTTGTACGCTTCGGCGTAAGCGCGGTTCAGTGCGTTGGTCGATTCCTGCTCACGCTGGGCTTGTTGCATCTGCAACTGAGCCAGTTGATTCTGGTTCTGCGCGTTTTGAATTGCAGCGACTTTGCCGTACTGAGCCAGCGGGTCTTGCAGTTCGATGCCTCTGACGGCCAATGCGATGTTTGGGTTGATTGCCATGATCAGTCCTTACCCAATGTTCGATGTGTACGGCACTTGGTACGAAGGGTACTGAGTTTGAGCCGCTGGAGGGCGAAGTGCGTTCAGGTATTGCTGACCCTGATAGTAGTTCAGGCCGGTATTCAGAGCACCTGTCAGCGCGTTGGCACCACCCACGTAACCCGATGCGCGGGCCGCAGCGCCGCTGGTCATCAAGTTACCCACGTTGCCAGCCATCTGTGTACCGGCTGCACCCAACTCCCGCGAAGTTGTTTGACCGACACCGGCCAGCGACTGCAACGGATTCAACCTGCGCTCTCGCTCAACACCATATCGGTTGAATGCGTTTTGGTATTCCTGCGATGCAAGGTCTTGACCAAACCGCTGAATGCCTTTGAGGGTACCGCCCGACAGCAGACCACCACGAGCGGCGGCAGATCGCTCCAAGCCCTTCAGTCCTTCGGACATGCGGAAAGAATAGCCGGGATCAGCTTGAAACTGAGACATCCCGAATGGGGTGTACTCGGTTGCCAACGGAACCAGTTTATTGAGCGCAGTGATACCCGCTTCACGAAACGGAGCGTTCAACTCGATGTTGCGCTCAAACATTTCCCGCTCAAGATCAGCCGCTTGACCAGTCGCAGCCGCCTGTGATTTTGCTGCCTTGTTGGAGGCACTTGCGCCAATTACAGCACTGCCGACTACGGCACCAGCTACCCAAAATGTCATGGTGACACCTCAATTTGTTTGTTCTTGACCGTGTTGCCCAAAGCATACATCGAATCGGGTTCCACCTCAACCAACTCGGCCTCGGCTTCCTCGACCGTTGTCGCCTCGATGGCGTGAAACGTCATGCAAAGCGCATCAGTGATTGCATACACTGCCCGCTTTGTCCCGGGTTTGCTTTGGAACAGATGAGGCCCGGTGACCTCTTGCACATTACCCTCACCGTCCGTGATCGCCACGGTTCCAGACACGATGAGGTACAGGTGCTCTTTCTTGTGGATTGCGCCAACCACCAGCACACCAGCATGACGAAACACCTCGCGGCAGTACATACCACCGTGGAAATAGTGCTTTGTCTCAGGCTCGTACTGAGGCAGTTTGGACAGTTCCTGCTGGAGCGATTCTACCTTTTGCCGCATCATTTGAGGCGGCGCAACGGCGAACCCTTCTCCGTAAGTCACTGTCATGTTCACTGAGTCACCTCACGACCACTGACGCGCATGTTGATGGCGCTGGCGGTTCCTGCAATTGTACTGATGAAGCTGCCGGGGTTCAAAACCTGCCCCACCAACTCGGGGAACGTATACACCTCGGACGGCTGAAGCGTCTTGGTCTTGGTGATCAGGTTGTCGTTACCGGCAGACCCGGCAGTTGTGACCAAGTTGACCGAGATCGTCGCAGCCACGGCGCTGTAATTGGTCGCCGTGAACTTGTCGATGATCGTGGTCACGTTGGTGGCCGTGTACTGGGTGGTCTGTGTGTCCTCGACCGTTTTGGCCGGGACGATGTTTTTGACGATGACTGTCATTCGGGTCTCTCCATTTGTTGAGCGTATGCGGTTATTTTCTCAGGTGTGTGGACTGCGGCGCAAATGTCTCGCACCATCTTGTCCTCAGAAGAAAAGTCTTGACCCGGTGCAATGCAGTGTCGGTGGTAAGTTTTTGAAAGTTCTACACCGTCTTCCATGATGGCCGTTTTGGTGCGAACTTGAACTATGCCATTTTCGATCACTTCAATTTTGTCAACAAGCTGTATTTTCTCAAGCACGATGCTCTCCTAATATGACCCAAGAATCCACTTGGGTTTTGGTAACAAGTTTCATTACGCTGCCACATAAAAAAACGTCAAAGACAAAAAGTTATTTGCTGCACCTGCACTCATATCGGCAACAACAGTGCCAGTGTTTGAAAATGTTTTTTGAATTTGGGCAGTGGTTGAGCTTGCCACCGTAACAATTCCTGACGGGTTGACTACCCAACTAACCGAAATTGCTGCTGGGGTCGCAGCATTTGACGCAGTGGCGCTAAAAGTTGTAAACGGCAAACCTGTTAACAACACAATACCGCTTCCTGTGCCGACAACAAATGCGCTTGTTCTTAACCTGCACGTACAAAAAACAATGTCGCCAATTTTTCTGTAATAACCAGAGGCAAAACCATACGTGATTGTGGTGAACGCTCCCGTAGTTGGCGCATATCCCGGTGTCCAAGTGCCTTCCTCGTAATCGTCGAAAGTGTTTGGGTCTGTGCTGGCACTTTGTGCGGCCGGAAAGCTGACACCAGCACCAGAGGCCGAAGCTGTTGCACCACCAACTCCGATGGTGCTGGCAAAGGACGGGCGCGTAGCAAAGACCAAAGAGCCGCTGCCCGTTTCATCGGTAACGGCTGCGGCAAGGTTTGCGGAAGAAGGGGTGCCAAGCCAAGTTGCAACACCTGTTCCAAAAGATGTTATTCCGGTCCCGCCGTTTGCTACGGGCAAAGTGCCTGATACGTGCGTTGTCAGGCCAATTTTTCCCCACGATGGGGCAACCCCAACGCCGCCAGAGATCAGAGCATTGCCTGTGGCAACATCTGCTAATTTTGCGAGTGTTGTCGTTGTGTCGGCATACAGCAGATCGCCCACGGCGTAAGAGTCAAACCCTGTACCACCTCGAGTTGCGGCAAGCTGTCCGGTCCAGCCGAGCGTCAACGATGCAGCAGCCAGCAGCGCAGTGGTTGGATTTCCACCAAGGGTCAACGTGACGTTGGTGTCGTCAGTCTTTGTCAGCGCCGCAGCCGAGACCCACTCAGGCGCAGTGGCCCCAGAGTTGACCCGAAACACTTGACCAGCAGTGCCGATGGCTCGGAATGTGGTGGTGCTTGGTGCAGACTGGTATGGCACCGAGCCTGCCGCACCGCCAGCAAGGTTTGTCGCTGTGCCAACAGGCAATGTCGATGATGGAACGTTTTCCCAGCGTTGCTGCACTAAGTCGTACTGGAGAATGTCGCCATTGGCAAGCCCGGTGATTTCGACGTTGGAGTCAGTCGCACCCAAAGCCGATCCGAAGGTAGGGCGCACAAATAGGATGCCATTGCTGGCCGCATGGACCACAGACGCCACGATGACCTTGGGGTTCGGTGCTGTCGGGACGTTTTTGGTCAGCCCACCCGCCACTGCGGGGTCGTAGTACAGAATCTGCCCATCGACCCACACTTCTGCGCCGCCAGTGGTGTTGACACCCTTGACCTCGCCAAACCATGTGACGTAACCCCAGCCGTTGTTGGCGATGTCTTGGGTGGCGACACCCATGATGTACTCGCCTTGAAAGGCCGTCAAGCCGGTAGCCGGGGCACCACGCAGCCCACCAGAGGCACCCACGGTGCCGGTGAACATGACCACCTGACCTTCGGTGATGGCTGCGCTGGCCTTGACCCGGTAGTAGGTTTCCTCACCGATGTGCTGGATCACCTCACCGCTGTCCTCCATGACGATGTTGAGCGTTTTGATCGCGTCAGCATCGTCCCAATACAGTGTGCCATTGGCAAAAGGACCAGTTGGATAGCCTTCAGGTGCCGTGTCGAACTGCAGCCACGGCACGTTGTCCTGCTGAAGCTGGCTCATGGTGCCCAACTCAGGACGCACTTGCATTTCCAGCCCATTAACCTGCTTTTGCAACTCGGCCAATTGTGCCAGTAACCCGTCTTGCGATGGGTCAAGAGCCGCGCTTGCCTTGTCGATAAGGGCGTTGATTTCGTCAACCGTCAGGGTCGGTGGACCTTTTTGCAAGTCGCCCAGCGACACATCGCTGCCACCAGTCAGTTGACTGAGCGACAGCAGGAACAGATACCACGGCGTTGAGACAAAGCCTGTCTCCGGGTTCAAGAAAGGAACCCTTGGTTGCGTGATTGGAACGATACTTGGATTAGGCATTGGTCGGACTGATCATCAGTTCAGCACCCATGATGGCAATCTTCACGGGGTCGGTACCAGACACCTCGTAGACGCGATCACGCAGCTTGAGGGTCATGCCCAGCCTGCGCCAGATGGCACGGCGATAGTATTCGCCGATCTTGCCGATGCTGACCCAGTGCTCGTTGGACCATGTGTGCCCGCCATCGTCTGACCAGCGCAGCATGACCTCGGGGTCGCTGCCTTGCCCGAGGTTCAAGCCGACACCCGACTCGCAGTCAAGCTGGAGGCTGTGGTGCGCGGTGCGCTTCAAGTTGTTCTGGCCCGTGGGCAGTGCTCTCCACGACCGTAGCCACTTTTGAACGCTACCGTTGTCCGAGTAGTCGTCCAGATCGAACGAGTAGACGTTGGCGTTCTGGTAGTCGCCCACCATGACCTTGGTGCCAAAAAACGCTTGGCAGTTGCTGCGGTGACGGGTGAACTCACCATTGGAGAACCCGGCGCGTTCGTGCCACGCCTGCGTTGCCACATCGTAGACCCAAGTCGTGTCTGCACTGGGGAAAATCAGCACGTAGAAGCTGTGACCATCTTGCTGGTACGTGTAGCCAATCGCGTCCGACAGGTCACCGTACTGCTGAATGTGCCACTCGATGGCATGGGTCGAGATGCGCTGACCGGAGTAGCCGTTGGCACGATAGACGATGCCCTGACCACGGGCGTCCTTGCCCAGCCAGAACAGACCGTTGTCCATCTTGGCAAGCGAGTAAGCAGCAGCGCAGCCCAACTCGTTAAACGCGCCTTGGATACGAGTGAACGGGAAGTCAGCGTTGCCGCTGTTGTACCAAACCTCGATGGAATTGGTGCCGTAGACCCACAGTTGCCCGTGGTCCACGATGATGCCGACCACGCCGTCAGGAGAGCCTTCGGCGCTGGCAAAGTCGAGGGGGTCAACAAGAGTGCCCTCAAGCAGCGCAGTGACCCAGATTTTCTGGCTGTTCGGCTCGTTGAATACGAAGTAGCCGTCCAGATAGCCCACGGTCACAGCGCCGGGGAAGTCCGGGTCAGTGATCTGCTGGAACACATTGGTCAGCGAATTGTAGATGTACGAGGGGCCGTTGCAGGCCACGAACAACTGGGTGCCGTTGTCGGCCATGCTGACAGGTCCAGTGCCCGTTACGCTGCCGATCAGAGTCACTACGTAGGCAGGAGTCACCTTGTACAGTTGAGTGCCGCTGACCACGTACAGATTGCCAGCCAGCACCCACAGCCCACGGATCGGACCGGTGCCAGCCGTGAACTCCAGCTTGAGGCCGGGAGCGCGGTTTAGAAACGCAGGCTCCTTGCCAGCCTCGGGCACGATCTCGGGGAACAGGTTGACCATGCGGGCATCCGCAGCGTTGACACTGCGGGCCACGTAGGATGAGCCGAGGATGGGCGTCTTCATCAGAAGTTACCGGCGTAGATGTTGAACCGCTGACGATTCGCCACCACAGCGTAGGGCAGGCTCATCACATCGTATGGGTTGTTGATGCGTTTCAAGTTGCGCTTGCTGGTCATGGCGATGCGCTGCACCTGTGGGCTTGGCTCCACGCCGAACTCGGGTGCAATCTCCATCGCCAAGTTGTAGGCAAAAGCCCGCATGTAACCCGGTGGGAAGAACAGTTCAGTGCTGAGTAGCGCAGGCTGCGTCAACTCTTGCACCGAGATGAAGTGCCACTCCAAGACCTGTGTGGGCCGTGGGTAGATGTACATCTCCACATCAGGGAAGGTGTTGTTGACGAAGATGACCTGCGGGAAGGTCGATGTCGATGTCTTGACAGCGATGCCGTTGTACTGGTCTTGGTTGATGAACTTGATGCCATACGACACGCCGCTTGGGGCTTTGTAGTAGGTGCCGTCATCGAGTTGAATGGGGCGGTTGCCCACAAAGTCACCAGACGGACCAAGAGTTCGCTTGATCTCACCAGAGGGCCACGAGAAGATTTGGTCTTGGGTGCAGAACACGGACAGACGTTCCGTGTTCCAGCTATCGACCATTTGTTGAAGCGCCACCAACGCATCTTGCGATGTGGCGGCAGAAGGTGTTTCACCCTCAGCAAGAATGCCAAGCAGACGAAGTGCTCGATTTATTTGGTCGCCCGCAGTCGTACTCATTTGGTCACCCTTTGTTTAGCGGATATTGACATTTTAAGCCTTGATTCGGCTGACGGGCGAATTCCAACATGAGACGCGCTAATCTTGGCGCGAACCTCGGGAGGGCGGGGTCTACCCTTGAGTGCCGCTGCCTTTTTCGCAATCGTCTCAGGACTTTGCTTTCGACCGAGTTGTGCCTTGCGCATGTTGTCGCGGGCCTGCTGTGAGCGTTTCACACCCAAACAAGAGTCAGCAATTTTGCGCTTGTTGTAAGCAGGTTGAAAAAAGTCAATCCAGAATTGCTCGTGCTTGATCAATTCTTCTTTGTCTTCGACAAATTGCACAACCTCCCAGTCAAACGCATCTGGACCGTACTTGCGGTAGGCGTTTTGCAAATGCTCACAGTGATGTTTACCTTTGCGGAGATTGCACAAGTGAGCATTCCACCTGCGATTTACAGCAACGGCTGAACCAACGTACATATCGCGTGTGACGTTGTTTACTATTGCGTAGATCGCAGAAGCCATTTCAGTTTCCTTCGGATTCGTCGCTTGCCGAAGTCAGAAATGATGGGACTTCGTTGGGCTGTTCGACAGGTTTATCGGTCACTTTGCGAGTCAGCTTGTTGCGCACAGGCTTTTCCGCTATCGGTGCCGCCTCAACGGGCGTATCGGCATTGTACCGTGTCCAGCCGTTCTTTTCATCCATTTCGAGTTCGGTCTCATTGGTAGCAACTTTGGCACCATGAATGGGGTGTACGAGTGTGACGTTCATTTGATTCTCCATGTGAAAACGGGGCCGAAGCCCCGTTTTACCAGTTGCTCAAGAATTAAGCAATTTTGTACACAGTGTACGCAGCATCGCCAGTCTTGCGGAACAAGAAGGCTGCGCTGGATGTCACTGCAACTGCGACAGCAGCGTTGCCGCCATCGGTGATGCCAGTGCCCATCGACAAAGTGACAGCACCCGAGGATGTGCCCTTGTTGACGATGTTCAACTGGAATGTGCTGCCAACTTTGGCGCTGGTCAGCACTGCGTCAACGGCAGAAGCTGTGGGCAGCGTGTAAGTAGCGGCAGAAGTGCTGGGATCAGCAACCAGTACGCCACCAGTGATCTGGGCAGCGGTCAAGGTAGCTGTGGCAGTAGCTGTCTGAGGAGCAGCAGTGTAGCCAAGGGTGAGTTCGTTCAGGTTGCCATCACCGAGTTGGTAACCGCCGCCGCCGTTAGGGAGTGCCATGATAATTTCCTTTCAGAGATTGATTTTGAACGCAGGGGCCGAAGCCCCCGCCTTGGATTAGCCCCAGATGCGGCAACCCATTTGTGGACGAATCGTGTTGTAGCCATACAGCACGTCAACACGGCAAGGCATACGGTCGTTGTTGATGTCGTACTGACGAACAACGCGCAGGCTAATACCGTTGTGAACGGCACGGCTAGCCATGTCAACGCCTTGTGGCAGCAACAGGTCAGCAGTGGCGAACGCGATGGCGTCACGGTGGTACACCATGTTCTGTGGGTAGCTGGTCGAAGCAGCACCAACGAACACGACAGCCTTGCCAGTGGCAGGCAGGGACACCATAGTGCACAGGGCGTTACCAGCCGAGTACATAGGAGCCACGGTCACAGTAGCTGTGGTGGTGGTTGTCGAAGACGACAAGGCCACGAACTGGAACAGCGAACCGGTGGACTCACGAGTCTGTGGGTTGGCAGCGTAGCAGTCAGCGATAGTGAACACGTCACCAGCGTTGATGATTTCGCCGGAACCGACAGTCAGAGTCAGAGTGGTTGCGCCTTCGGAGGTCACAGCAGCGCCGGTTGTGTTGCCAGTGGCAGCACGGGTACCGCAGGTGTGAACCTTGATCGACTGGCTCATGTTGACTTCTTCGTAGCCCAACACTTGCTCACCCATCATGCCGTTCTTGAACTGGCGAGAGATGACGTCTGTGGGGTTGAAGAAACCAGACAAGCCGTTGACCAATGCGGCGTTGGCGGCAGGGTTCACGGTAGCGTAACGAGGCGACATGGTGGCGGCGTTCTCGTTCAGCTTCTGCTGGGCTTGCAACAGCACCAGAGCAGTCGATGGGGCAGAGCCGGGAGTACCGACGCTGTTACCGATCAGCTTGTATGCGTTGGCAACGTCAGCATCCACAGTGGAGGCCAACTGGCTGATACGTGGCTTCAAGACACGCTCTGCGAAGTCGTCCAACTGCATGGTCAATTCAGCGGATGTGAAGTTGATGCCGATGTGCTTCTGGCTGGAGACAGTCAGAGTGGTGAACTGTTCGTTGTCGTCCTGAACTTGCAGGGCGGCACCGTCAGTGACCAGAGCGCGGTCGGGCAAACGGATACGCAGTGTGGAACCGATCTTGGCACCTTCAACAGCGAAGCTGTCGTCGTACTGGCGGTTCACGTTGCGGGTGATCACCAAGTTGTTCTCAAGAATTTCGAGAGACTTGCGGGTGATCATGTCAATGGTTAAGAGCGAGTTACTCATGATGATTTCCTAAATTAGCGGTTGCGAAGTGCCCGTGCCTTGTCGAGTTGTCGTTGACGCTCGGCAGCAATCCAGTCCGATGTGCTCATGGTCTTGACAGACCGAGGATCGGTGGTGTCAGTGACACCGGGGTTTACTGCTCGTGCAGTCACCGGACGAATCGGGTCAGGTGCGGACGAAGTTTTCTTTTGGAAAGGCTCGGCAGTTATCTTAGCCTCAATCTTCCCGATTTCTCGCGCTTGCAACAGTGGCGACAGACGAGAGATGCGATCAGCTTCTTTAGGGTTGCTGCCCAGCCAGTAGGCCAGATCAGGACCAATGTCGGAACTTTTGATTGTCTCGGCCATCACATCGGTGACTCGGAGATTCGGGTTGTAGGCGACTTGTTCAAAGTCGTCGTACTTGTTCCGAACTTCTTCTTCACGTTCTGCGTAGCTGTCCTCAATCGCTGCTTTTTGCTTCTGGAGTTCACGCTGGTGGAGCATCTCCTCGGCCCGTTTGACTGCCAGTGCTTCCGCATAGGCTTCAGGGGACTCAAATTGATCCACAGGCGGGAGTTCCTTGGGCACCGACTGCCGCACTTGCATCTCTGCTTGTTTGGCTTGCTGCTCACGTTCCCATTTGCGCTGTTCTCTTGCGAGGCGCTTGCCGATCATCGAATCGAGTTCAGCTTGAGAGAATTTCTTCTCCTCAGGTGTCTCGTTACTCTGGTCAGCGACTTCCGGCAGATTTTGTGCATTGTCCGAGGTGGCCGTCACTTCGGGTGCTGGCGCGGAGTCTACTTCCGCTAGGTTTTGGACTTCATCAGTCATTTGTAACTCATGTGAGTTCTCGGTCTACTGGGCCGATACAGTTGTGCCGCTATTATGCGGCAGATTCTTAAAATTGTGAACCAAGTGCTATTTCTGCTTGAATCAATTATCAGCAGTCGGTTGCTTGCGCGTACTGCGGCAAAGATTTCAAATGCGCGTAGGCTTGTGCGTCCCAACGATTGTCGCCCTCGGGCTTGAACACAAATCCTTTTTCGCTGACGATCTTTTCTGCGGCTGAGTTTTCATAGCCACGCAGAACAAACACCAGTTGGTTTTTGCCGCCGCCGAGGTTTTCCACTCGGCAGTATTGGTTGTTGATTTCAAGAGCCATTTTGATTTCCTTTAATTTAGTTCGCCGTAATTTCCATCATTGCGCAATTGCTCGTACTTGTATGTAAACCGGGTGCTTGCCAAATTGATTGCACCAGCAGTCGGGTTATACAACTGAACAATAGACGCATCCGACTGAGGTTGCACACTCATGATTAAGCCATTCAAATACCTGCTTGGAAAAACGCTTACGGACGCACCTATGGCTATTGCAGTTGGTTGCGGGATATAAAACTCATACGTTGCGCCAGCAGCAATGCTTGGCAGATCGTATGTGACAGAATTTTCAAACAGATTTGAAACGCTGCCGCATGTTAGGACCGCCGAGCCTTCCAAGTCATACAACACGCCCACACCAGACAATGCGTTGCCACGATAGCTTATTTCTGTGTCAGAAACCGCGCAGATGCCACGGATCGCAATACCGGAAGCCGACGGATTGCGTATAAAGTTGTTGCTGATTTGACCAGTTGGGGCTACTGCGCTTCCACTCAGCGTTTCAGTTCGGATACCCGCGCCGCGATCATCCGAGGGGATAGACAAGTTCGCACCACTCCACGAAATAACGCTACTCGATTCGCTGACTGTCCAACTTGTTGACAGCATTCGTGTTGGGTAACGATAGGTCACCACAAAGGCAGTGCCGTCATTGCTGAACGATGTGAATTGCAGCAATCCGTTTGGCATCACCGATGCTGTGCCCGTATCCCTTGCGGTAACAAGAATGTTTTGCAAGTTGGTGATGGTGTCGGCTTGACTTGCACCAATCAACACATTAATTGCGGTGTTGCTGTTGATGGCGCTTGGAGTTGCGACAAACGTGCAAACAACACCGTTCAGCGTAATTGTGTCTGCCGCTGTGGGGTTGCCGCTAAATGTTGCAGTTGCAGCGGGGAACGATGCTGCATTGAATGGCTCAATCTCCCAAATTGAATTGCTATCCACCAAAGAATTTGCACACGAAAACAGCATGATTGCATTTGAGCCGGATTCGCTGATGCTGTTTCCAGACACCACAAGGGCGTTTATCAGAATTCCTTCAATTGCACCAAGCGATTCAGTCGAGTTTTTGCCGCCGCAATACGTCAATGTGTTGCCGCTGATAACAACACCATCGCCCGTATCACCGCCGACACCAACATCTCCGTCGGCCACGATTCCATAACTCATGCCATCACGCGATGGGTAAATCAAGGGGTCATTTTCAATCGTGTTCCCAGTTACAGCGCAACGTCTAGCGCCCGCATCTTGCGCAGTTGTAGCGCCACCTACGTAGGAGACAAGCGCAATACCAGCTCGACAATTACGAACAGTATTTCCAACAACCGAAATGTTGTAACCGCCGTGCGTATCAATACCTTCCCATGTTTTGACGTTGTAAACGTAGTTGCCAGTTACGGTAACGTCATGGGACAACGGACGACCAACGGTGTTACCGTTGCTGTTGCATGTGATTGCAATGCCGTAGGCGTTATCGAAAGAGCCAACAACACCGGTGGGGTGAATGTCGCCAATCCTGTTATTGGAAATCACGCCTTGGTTACTTGATAGCGCTTGAACACCAGCGTAGCCAATGTTTGAAATGTCGCAGTTTGTGACATAGAAGTTTTGACACATTCTAAAAATCACACTCTCGCCTTGCCAATCGACAATGGTAGCGTCTTGAATGCCTACGTTTTCGATGTAGGTCGGTGGTGTTACTGAGTCGTTTTCGACGCCGTAAAACGTAATTCCGTAATCCCCGCTGTTTGTGGTTGGCGCAACTTCTTTCCATGTGCCACCCAAGATTTTTACATTGCTGGCCGTAATACTGATTGCGTCATTGTTTTGCCCACCGCTTCGCGTTCCGTTGAAGCGCACGGTTGCACCATACGCCGAAATGGTCATTGCTTTGTTGATGACCAAACGCGATCCGCAATAGAAGGTATACCCAGCGTTAAAAATCAAAGTGCCGCCAGTTGGGCAGGCATCAATGGCTTTTTGAATGTTCACGGTGTCGTCGGTGCTGTTGTTGCCAACCGCACCAAAGTCCAGCACCGTGAACAGTTGACGCATTTTGTCTTGTGCATTTTGCTCAACAGCGCCGGTTCCCGCTTGAACAAACACCAAGTTCTCTAAATCAAACGGGCTGCGTATATTGTCATACGTGCGAATCAACACGCTGGCCGATGTGCTAACCGTAAACTTGTAGTTTAGTAACGGGTCAGTCCAGATTTGTTCCGGTGGCCTTCCAGCAGAATCCAACACAATCGGATTCGTGTTTTGCGTGCTTCCCGTAGATGATGTGTATGTTGGTGTCGGTGTTGTAGTTCCGGCCAAATACACATGAACTAAACCACCAGACAATGGATTGCCATTGTTGTCTAAAAATTGCCAGCCTGCGCCAGCAAACAAGGAAAGAGCCACTGTCATGATGTGCATCCTTATTCGTATGCAATGGTGCAGGACACGGTGCCCGAAATCACAACATACAAACCTTTGTTGGTGTACATACCATCAAAAAAATTGTAATTGGTGCCCGCCACAGGCGTAAACGTGTCGAGAACTTTGGGGTCAGTGTTGTCCGAATCCGGGGAATCGTAGACTGTGATTGTCGGAGTGCTGGATGCAGCACTGACAAACACACCCTTCAGCTTCGCAGCCATCGGTTTGATTTGAGTGCTTGCGCTGATCTGTGCGTAATTAGATGACATGATGGCTCCTTATGCCAGAAATTTTAACTTGTAGATTGCGGACAAGTAAACAGCAATGATCTCGTCAATGATGTTCTGCAAGGTGGTATCGGTCTTGCCGCAGACTTTGTACCGGTTTTCCTCAATGTAGGCCAGCGAGTCCTCCAAAAACGGCAAAATTGCACCGTCCTTGCGGGCTGACTTGAGCGAGATGGGGCCAATTAGACCATGACGGCCTTGGTACGCCTCGGCAAACTTGTCGGCAGCGTCCAGAATGTCTTCGTAGAAGTGCCGCAGCGCCTTGTGCTTCGAGTAGGACCGGGTGTTGAGGTGGACGGAATGGGCCACATCCCGCGCCAAGAACAACTCACCAATGAAATCAGCGCAACTCATTACATCATCCCTTCAGGTGGCATTTGACCCTGCGGCTGCTCCATCGGCATCTCAGGCTGCATCGGCATCTCAGGCATCTGCGGTGCGCCTGCAACCAGATCGCCAGTGTCCATCGCTGCGGCAATGGTGCCCATCACGATGTCCTGAATCTGCTCGGGCGACATGCCAGCCTGCACCGCGCTGATGCGCTGTGTCTCGGCAGAGTATGCCTTGATGTCAGCCTCAAACTGCTTGATCTGCATCTCGCGGGCTTCCATGCTCTGGTTGACGTTTTGCAACATCTGGAACATGTTCTCCATCTCAGCGGCCATTGCTTCCATCTGCTGGTTGGCAGCGGCCAAAGCTGGATCGTCTTCGTCGGCCAGCACTTTGGGGTCGATGGTCTTCTTGAACCGCTTGGCGAGGTCTTGGGCACCGGGCCAGTCCATGTTCTTGACGAACAGGTCGCCAGCCACTTGCCACAACTGTGGGTTGCCTTGCAGCAACTGGGCCATGCTCTCCAAGGCTTCCTGACGCTTGGTAGCGTAGCCGGGACCGGTGATCACGCGCACATCGTACTTGCCAACGCCGGGGTTGTAGACCTTCTCGATAAGGTTGCCCTCTTGGTCCACGATCCGCTTGACAGGTTCTTCCTGCATTGGGTTCATCTTGACGGTATCTGGCTCACCGTCTTCGCCAATGATGCGGGCGATGCGCTCGGTGTCGTAAATCTTGGGGATCAGGTCCACGAGTTGACGGCCAATGTGACGGATCGCACGGGCCAAGTTGTCAACGTAGTGGTAGGTGCCGATGTCGCCTTCGCGCTGGCGGGCCAAGATGGCCTTGCCAGAACGCTCGTTGCTGGTCATGCCCAGCGATGCGTTGTACTGACCTGTGGCCGACTTGATGTCCTCGGCAGCACCCGCCTTGGCTTGCAGGAGGCCGCTGGAGGCCATCGGAGGCTGTGCCCGCTGGGGTAGTGGCAACACAGCGCCTTGACCGTCTGTAACGTCAGGGTTGACCTCCAGATAGGGCCAGTTGTTCGTGTTGGCAGTTTTCCACTGCTGCTCGTAGCCTTCAAACTGACCGCCGTAGCCGATGAAAGGGGCTTTGGGGGCCAGCGCCAGCATCTCAGCTTCCTGCGACACCCAGTAGTTGTACATGCGCTGGGCATCTTTGGCGTTGCGCACCAAGCCCGACACGTACATGCGGCCATCGACCTCGAACTCGTTGCCAACCACGCGCACCACGGGGATGTAGGCACCAGCCCACTCGCGTTCTTCAAGGATGTCGTAGCCGTTGATCTTGCACCACTTGACCTTTTTGCGGTCAGCTTCGCGGGTGCGCAGGGGCTTGCCGAACATCATGCGCAGGGTCTTGTCCTCGGGCGTACCGCTGAACGCAGTCTGGTTGCCGGGGTAAAGGTTGAGCGTGTGCTTCTCGTACTCGATGTAGAAGTATTCGGCGATACGGATGGTGTTCTCACCAATCCACTGGGCAA